TATTAATTTATTTAGATTGTAAAGGAAGATTTACACGAAACGATTTTATCAACGGAGTTTATACATATTCGTGGGATAAAAACAGATGGGAGAGATTAAAACGAGAAGGTTGGATAGATACTTGGAGACATAGAAATAGAACAACAATAAAATACTCTATATTTAAAACCTCGTGGAAATGCTCTCAAATGATAAGTAGAATTTACAGAATACTTCTAGGTGAGGAAGATCTTCCTACATCAGAAAGAAGTATATTTTATAATAACAAATCATACACAGACAAAGTTTATAATAAAGCTATAGATGATATGATTAAAGATAAAACAAGATAATATGGCATTTAAACAGAAAGGACCTTTGTTTTTCAGGTCAGCTTTGAAAAACTACAAAAATATGGCCGCGTACTCAACAAAAGGAGTTAAGTTTGGAGAGGACGACGAACAAAGCCCAATGGACAAGTATTATGACGAGCAAAGCCCAATGTATCAAAAAGATACTACAAAGACATATCCACCGAGTTATACAAAAGAAGACATAAAGTTCTTAGAAGAGCAAAACGAAGATGTAGTTAGATATCAGGACTTAGACGAGAAAGGTAAAGCTATTTGGAGAAAACAAGGCAAACCAGTACCTGGTGATACTACAAAAACTAAGGCAAAAACCAGTCAAGAAGATTGGACGCCAGCTTATCCAGGCGCTGATTACAGCAAAGAGGAAATTAAGAAAATGACTGAAGAAGAGAAAAAGAAAAACATAGACTAGATATCATGGCCTATAAACAAAAATATACAAAGTCAGCATTTCCTTTTAAATCTACTGGAGCTAGTTTTTCTGAGAGTTTTGATAAAGCTTTTAACGCTACGGCTAAATCAAATAACGTTAAGAAAACGGTTGAAAATTCAGAAGTTAAAGAAGTGCAAAAGATAAACGGCTTAGATTGCCCAACTTTCGGCGGTGGACCTAGGCAATATGACTCTAACGGATTAGTAAAAAAATAATATGGCATTTAAACTAAGAAAACACAATATGGGCTCAACTAATTCTATAAAAGGAAGAAAGTTGAATATTAGCGGTAGAGAAGAAGCCGCTCCAGGTGTTCCTTTGTATAGAAAAGATGATTTAGCCGAAGGAGTAATGGGAGAAGCTAATATTGATGGTACTATATTTATAAGTTCGGATATAAAACCAGGTAGTGGGATGGAAAGAGAAGTATTAGCTCACGAAATGAAACATATGACCGATATGAAAACAGGTAAACTTAGTTATACAGATAATGATATAACGTGGAATGGTATTAAATACCCTCGCCAAAATGGATTTATAACATACCAAGGACAGGATTATCCAGAAGGAGATTATAACCTGCCATGGGAAAAACATTAAAATATGAAAACACCAATAAAGCATGGTAGAAAAACAGCTAACAACGTTAGAAACTTTAGTATAGTAAAAGAAGATGACAAGGTTGTCCGTATGAAACCAAGGACATCAGGCTTACCATATATGATGGAAAGAATGGCAAGCCCAATAAAAAGATTAAAGAGAACATATTTCTCATCACACACAAAAAATAGTTAACTATGGCATTTACAAGAAAATCGTTCCCTACTATAAAAGGGACAACTAGTCACGCTTCCGCTCTTAAACAAGAAGGACCAATAGACGAAAAGCAAATGGAACTACAACCATCTGAACATAAAGACACTTGGGTATATGATCCAACTAAAGATGATAGATCGTCAAAAGATAGAAAGAGACAAGAAAGAATTATAGATTTAGAAGGAAGAATATCTTTTATTAAAGAAGATATTTGGAACAAGCAGTCTGGACCTGCTGATGCGCCAGCAGACGAATCACAAGGAAGTGAACAACAGAAAAAAGATTTAGCTACATTAAGACAAGAACTAGCAATACTAAGAAAATCTAAACATTAATAATATGGCATTTACAAGAAAATCATTCCCAACGATAGACGGGACAAGCGGACACTCAAGCGCTTTAAAACAAAAGAAATCGGAACTACAGGATACTAAAGAGAATAGAGAAGTAATGAAAAGGCTAGTTAAAGAAAGAAACGAACCTAGAAAAATAACTTATCCAGAAGTACCAAAGGGACAAAAGGAATTCCGTGAAGTGAAATACGTAAAAGTAGAATCTCCACTGGAACAGAAAAAAAAGAAAGATGGAGATGAGTTTGGTAAAATTAAAGAAGGGGAGTACCCTAATTTAGTAGAAGAAATAAGTAAAGTTCAGAAAGATGACAAAGGACTTTTCACAACTGGAACAGAAACTGAAGGTAGTAGACATTTTCTTGGGCCACACTCTGTGTCTGACACAACTAGATATCCCCAAGGATTTTCTGACTGGCAAGGAGAGGTAAAAGAAGGTGATTATCTTGATGAAACTACCCACGAGGCTTGGCACGGTGTTGATGTTGATGGAGATTACGATCCTTATAAAGGCGCTCCTGCTACTGGTAAAAGAAAAACTTATAATCCAAAAACAAAAAAGTACGAAGACTATAAAAAATAACAATATGTTAGGACAATTATTTTCAGGAGGAGCTGCAGATTTAGTAAAGGGCGTGGGTGGCGTTATAGATAATTTACACACCTCTGCTGAGGAAAAATTAGAAGCAGAAAGAAAGATAAAAGATATGATAATGGGTTACGAGGCTGAGATGCAGAAGCAAATAACCGAACGTTGGTCTATGGATATGAAGTCAGACTCTTGGCTTAGTAAAAATATTAGACCACTAGTTTTAGTGTTTTTAGTTGTATCAACTATATTATTAATATTTATTGATGCTGGAGCTATAAACTTCAAAGTAGAAAACAAATGGACCGATCTATTGCAGTTGGTATTGATAACCGTTATTGGCGCGTACTTTGGTGGTAGATCACTAGAAAAAGTAAAAAAATAAATTAAATTAACTTAAATTAAATAAAATGGCAAAAACAAAAGAAAAAATAGTAGACTTAAAACCAAAAGTAGAAAAAATAACAGAACATCAATTAAAAACACTTCAAGATGTTGTTAGCTTTATAAACCAACAACAAATTCAAATAGGAGCTTTAGAGACAAAGAAAGCTTATATCATGGGAGAGTTAATGACCAAGCAAGCTTCGTTGGTAACATTGCAAAAAGCTTTTGTTGAAGACTATGGGACTGATAATATAAATATACACGACGGAACAATACACTACGAAGATGAGGCTGATAAGAAAGATTAGTGTAGGTAGAGATTATAAAAACGATGCGATGCATTACGCCGTTGGGCAAGAGGTTTATGGAGGACATACTATTTGTGATATATTAGAAGAGCAAGATAAATTCTCTATATATATTAAAAAAGGTAGAGAGGTATTACCATGGAAAGATTTTAATAAAAACATGGCAATATCTGTAGAGTATAACCTAGAGTACTAATGAAAAGTGTATATAGTTTTATAGTATCACCTAAAGGCGATCGCTATAATAACAAAAAGAAGATTGGAGAATCTGAACTTATTATTAATACCGAAATATTTAACCACCAATACATAAACCGAGAAGCTGAGGTAATTGCAACACCATCCGCTTTAAAAACAGAGATTAAAGTCGGTGACACAATTTTGATACATCACAACGTGTTTAGGAGATGGCATAATCAACATGGTATTGAGAAAAACTCTAGATCTTATATATCTGAAAATTTATATGCAGTAGATCCTATGCAGGTCTATATGTACAAAAACGACAACGAATGGAAACCATTAAAAGGTTATTGTTTTGTAAAACCAATTAAATCCAATAATATATTCAATAATAATAGTAGTAGAGGACACGTAAACGAAGTCCCAAATATGGGTGTGATAAAATACACAGACGGTTCACTTAAAAAAGATGAATTAGTCGGTTTTACACCTAAAAGTGAATTTGAATTTGTTGTAGACGGACAAAGGCTTTATAGAATAAGAACTGAAGACATTACTATTAAATATGAATATCAAGGAAACGAAGAAGAATATAATCCAAGCTGGGCAGAGAGCAGTTGAAGAGTTGATTAAAGTCGCTAAAGAACCTATTGTAGATTCAGACGATGATATATCAGCAGATAGACTAAAAAATGCGGCAGCTACTAAAAAGCTAGCAATATTTGACGCATTTGAAATACTCAACAGAATACAAGAGGAAGAGAACTTACTTAAGGGTAAAGCACCTGAAGAGAAAAAAGAAACTACTTTCAAAGGATTCGCAGAAGGTAGATCGAGATGAAGTACGAACAAACATTAGTTAAAATAATAGAACCTATCAAGAAGACTACTATTAGTAGGCTTAATAAGGGTAAAAAATGGAAATATGGATATGATAAAGAACATGACATTGTGGTTATCTCTAAAACTGGAAAAATTGGACAAGTGGTGGAGATTCAAAATTTGCGAATTGGGTTGCCATTGGAACCGAAAAACGTGTACGTGCACCCCAAAAACAAGTGGCAAAAAATAGAACAACCTAAAGAACTAGAACGTCTAAAAAACATATTCGATTGGAGAAATTATCCTGACGAACAAAAAGAGCAATGGTTTGATTATATTGATGAAGAGTTCAAAAGGAGAGATGAAGGTTTTTGGTTTATGAATAATGGTAAACCAACTTACATAGTGGGAACGCACTACATGTACTTACAATGGAGTAAGATTGATGTTGGTGCACCTGATTTTAGAGAGGCAAATAGATTGTTCTTTATATTTTGGGAGGCCTGCAAGGCAGACAAGAGGTGTTATGGAATGTGTTACTTGAAAAACAGACGATCTGGGTTTTCTTTCATGAGTTCTGCCGAAACAGTTAATTTAGCCACACTTGCAAGTGATAGTAGATATGGTATACTATCTAAATCAGGTGCTGATGCTAAGAAAATGTTTACAGACAAAGTTGTTCCTATATCAATTAATTATCCATTCTTTTTTAAACCTATCCAAGATGGTATGGATCGGCCTAAATCCGAACTTGCTTATAGAGTACCTGCTAGTAAGTTTACAAGAAAAAAGATTACAGCAAACGAAAAGCTTGAGGACATTAAGGGTTTGGACACTACGATTGATTGGAAGAATACAGGTGATAATAGTTATGACGGTGAAAAATTAGCGTTACTAGTACACGATGAGAGTGGTAAATGGGAGAGGCCTGATAATATATTAAATAACTGGAGGGTTACAAAAACATGTTTACGGTTAGGTAGTAGAATAGTTGGTAAGTGTATGATGGGATCAACATCTAATGCTTTAGATAAAGGTGGGGATAATTTTAAAAAACTATATAATGCTTCAGACGTTACTCAAAGAAACAGAAATGGACAAACAAAATCTGGTTTATATTCTCTTTTTATCCCAATGGAGTGGAACTACGAGGGATTTATTGACGAACACGGTATTCCAGTATTTAACAACCCAGATAATGATGTCCTCGGACCAGATGGTGAATTAATAGATTATGGTATAATTGAACACTGGAACAACGAGGCTGAAGGTTTAAAAAACGATCAAGATGGTTTAAACGAGTTTTACCGCCAGTTCCCAAGAACGACAGAACATGCTTTTAGAGATGAAGCAAAAGGTAGTATATTTAACTTAGTTAAAATATACGAACAAATAGATTACAACGAAGAGATGGGTAGGTCGCTAGGTATTTCAACTGGTAACTTTCAATGGGTTAACGGTGTTAAAGATACAAATGTGATATTTTATCCAGATCCAAAAGGTAGGTTTAAAATTAACTGGTTCCCACCTCAACATCTTCAAAATAACAGTATTGTTAAGAATGGTGTTAGATGGCCAGGTAACGAGCATATAGGAGCTTTTGGTTGTGATAGTTACGATATATCAGGAACCGTAGATGGTAGAGGTTCTAAAGGAGCATTACACGGCTTAACTAAATTTAGCATGGAAGAAGCTCCTTCTAACACTTTTTTCTGTGAATACTTAGATAGACCCCCGACAGCAGAGATATTCTTTGAGGACGTTCTAATGGCTTTAGTATTTTATGGGATGCCTATACTCGCAGAGAACAATAAACCTCGTCTCTTGTATTATTTAAGACGTAGAGGTTATAGAGGGTTTAGTATGAATAGACCTGATAGATTATGGAACAAGTTATCTGTTGCAGAGAAAGAGGTAGGTGGAATACCTAACTCTAGCGAAGATATTAAACAAGCCCACGCAGCCGCAATTGAAATGTATATACAAGATCATGTAGGTTACAACTCAGATGGTAATATTGGTAAAGTTGTTTTTAACACGTTACTAAATGATTGGGCAAGGTTTGATATAAATAAAAGAACAAAGTTTGATGCAACGATAAGTTCTGGTTTAGCTATTATGGCTAACAACAAGCATTTATATACGCCAAACGCAAAAATTGAAAAACCCGCATTAAATATAAGTTTAGCGAGGTATTCAAATAAAGGTTTAGCATCAAAAATAATTAAAAAATAAATATGGCTTATACAAATAGTAATTTTCCTAGTCAAGTCGTTAGTGACGTTGAAAAAATAAGCTTTGAATATGGTTTAAAGGTTGGTAAAGCTATAGAAAAAGAATGGTTTGACAGTACTAGTGGTATGAACAAGTACACAGGTCACAAAAATAATTTTCACAACCTAAGACTGTACGCTAGAGGAGAACAACCAATACAAAAATACAAAGACGAATTATCTATAAACGGTGATTTATCTTATCTAAACTTAGATTGGAAACCAGTTCCAATTATCTCAAAATTCGTAGATATCGTTGTAAATGGTATAGCTGAAAGAATGTATGACATAAAAGCTTACTCACAAGATCCATACGGTGTTAGCAAGAGAACGGCATATATGGAGTCGGTGCTAGCCGATATGAGAACAAAAACTCTAAGCGAATTCTCAGAACAAGCGTTTGGTATTCCACTAAACACAAATCCAAAAGAAATGTTACCGGACTCTGAAGAGGAGTTAGCGTTGCACATGCAACTTAGCTACAAGCAATCTGTAGAGTTAGCCGAAGAACAAGCTTTAAAAGTATTATTAGAGGGTAATAATTATGAATTAACTAAAAAGAGATTTTACTATGACCTGGTTGTTTGTGGTATTGGCGCTGTAAAAACTGGATTTAATACCTCTGAAGGCGTTACAGTTGATTATGTCGATCCAGCCAACCTTGTTTATTCTTACACAGACTCTCCTTATTTTGAAGATGTATACTACGTTGGTGAAACAAAAAGTATTCCTGTTAACGAGTTAGTAAAAGAATTTCCACATTTATCAAATGAAGATTTAAAAGAGATAGTAGAGCAAAACAATACGTTTGCCGCTAGAACTACAAATTATGAAGATTCAGATAAAAACAAAGTCCAAGTATTATACTTTAACTATAAAACCTACATGAACGAGGTTTACAAAGTTAAAGAAACTGGAACAGGCGCTAACAAAGCAATACCTAAAGATGATGGTTTTAATCCTCCTCCTGGAGCTGAAGGTAAATACGAGAAATTATATAGACAAATAGAATGTTTATTTGATGGCGCTTTAATATTAGGAACTGATAAATTAATAAAATGGGAGAAAGCTGAAAATATGATGAGACCTAAAAGTGATTTCACTAAAGTTAAAATGAATTACAGCATTGTAGCTCCTAGAATGTATAACGGAAAAATAGATTCGTTAGTAAAAAGAATTACCGGTTTTGCTGACATGATACAGTTAACACACTTAAAATTACAGCAAGTTATGTCTAGAATGACGCCCGATGGTGTTTATTTAGACGCTGATGGTTTAGCTGAGATAGATTTAGGTAACGGCACAAACTATAACCCACAAGAAGCTTTAAATATGTACTTCCAAACGGGTTCTGTTATAGGTAGATCATTTACTCAAGATGGTGATGGAAACCCAGGTAAAATGCCTATACAAGAAATACAGGCTGGTTCTGGTGGTAATAAATTACAAAGTTTAATACAGACATACAACTACTACTTACAGATGATAAGAGATGTAACCGGATTAAACGAAGCTTCTGACGGTACAACACCTGATAAATATTCTTTAGTAGGCGTACAAAAATTAGCCGCTGCAAATAGCAACACAGCAACAAGACACATATTGCAATCTGGACTATTCCTAACAGCCGATGTTTGTAACGCTTTATCACTTAGAGTATCTGATATTATAGAGTATTCACCAACTAAAAGCGCTTTTATACAAGCTATAGGAGCTCACAATGTAGCTACTCTCGAGGAGATGACTGAACTACATTTGTATGATTTTGGAATATTTATACAGTTACAGCCAGACGAAGAACAGAAAGCTATATTAGAAAATAATATTCAAGCAGCATTAGCACAACAATCTATAGATTTAGAAGACGCTATAGACTTAAGAGACATTCACAATATAAAGTTAGCTAATCAAGTTTTAAAGATAAGAAGACAAAAGAAGCTACAAAGAGATCAAGCTATGCAAGAACAAAACATGCAAGCCCAAGCTCAGGCTAATATAGAGACACAGCAAGCCGCTGCTGAATCTGAGATGCAGAAAAAGAAAATGGATATAGACCATTCTATACAATTAGAAGAAGCAAAAGCTGGTTTTAAATCTAGACTAGCCCAAGAAGAAGCTCAGTTAAAAAAGGAAATCATGGAGCAAGAGTTTATGTTTAACATGCAGCTTAAGCAACTTGAATTAGGACAGGGTGGTGATAAAGAAAAGGAAAAAGAAGATCGTAAAGACGAAAGAACGAGGATCCAAGCAACACAACAATCAGAACTTATAGAACAAAGAAATACTAACGGAGCACCTAAAAACTTTGAGAAAGCAAGTGATGATATATTTGGGTTCTAATTATTAATTATTATTATATTATATTATGGAAGAAAACAAAACACCAGTAACAGAAGTTGCTGAACAACCGCAAGTTGACAATAAAGTAGAAAAACTTACGGTAAAAAAGAAGGCAAAAAAAATATTTGAACAACCTAAAGATAACATTTCAAAAGTAGACATGAGCGCTGAACCTCCTGCTCCACTAAAAAGTGATGTTACTAAAGTAGAAATACCTGAGGTAAAAGAAGAGGTGGCTGAAGTAAAAGAAAAACCAGCTGTTTTAGAAGAGATAAAGGTTCAGCCAGAAGCCACTAAAGAAGTACCACTTGAAACCGTAAAACCTAAAATTGATTTACCAGAGAACATTCAAAAAGTAGTGGACTTTGTAAATGACACAGGTGGTAGTTTAGAGGATTATGTTAGGTTAAATAAAAATTATGACGATGTTGATGTAGACGTTATATTAAAAGAATATTATCAAAACACAAAACCACATTTAGATGTAGAGGAAATCTCATTTATGTTGGAGGATAAATTTTCGTACGACTCAGATGTCGATGACGAAAAAGAAGTAAAAAGAAAAAAGCTAGCCTTAAAAGAGCAAGTTGCCGAGGCTAGAAAGCACCTGGACGGCTTAAAGTCCAAGTATTACGATGAGATTAACGCGGGAGCTAGTTTAACAGACGCTCAAAAAGAGGCGATTGAATTTTATAATAAATACAACAAGGATTCCGCAGAGCAAGCGGTTGTTAACGAAAGTCAAACCAAAATTTTCAAAGAAAAAACCAATGAGGTTTTTAACAACGAATTCAAAGGTTTTGAATATAACGTTGGTGATAAAAGATTTAGGTTTAACGTTAATGACGTAGATTCAGTAAAGGAACAGCAGAGTGATTTAAATAATTTTGTCAAAAAGTTTTTGAACGAAAAAAATGAAATTACAAACGCTGGTGAATATCACAAGTCTTTATTTACTGCTTCTAACGCTGACGCTATAGCGAATCATTTTTATGAACAAGGAAAAGCTGATGCACTAAAAAATAGTATAGAATCTTCTAAGAACATAAACATGGAACCAAGACAATCACACGAAGGTGATCAAAAAAATCCTGGTGGCATGACGTTTAAAGTTCTTGGTGATAGTGTTGATGATTTCAAGTTCAAAATTAAAAAAAGAAAGTAAATTAACAATTTAAAATTATTACAAAATGGCAATTACAAATCCGGGGGGCTTATTAAATAGCGTCCCAAGTGTTCAACAAATGACACTACAGTCGAATTATATCGACTTTACTGCGCAGGCAACCGCTGGTTGGGCGCAACAATACTTACCTGAATTAATGGAGCAAGAAGCTGAAGTTTTTGGTAACAGAACAGTTTCAGGTTTCTTATCTCAAGTAGGTGCAGAGATGCCTATGACTTCTGACCAAGTTGTTTGGTCTGAGCAAGGTAGATTACACTTAAGTTATGGTGGTACAACGGCTGCTGCTGACGTTATCAATATCCTTACAGATGCTGATGGAAATTCAGTTGACGCTGCTAACGAAGCTGGTCACGGTATTAGAATAGGCGATACGGTTATCGTATCTTCTGCTGCTGAAACAGTTAGATGTTACGTTACAGCTGCTGTATCTGCTGGTACAGGATCTTCTTCAACTACACATACAATTACAGCTAAACCTTACTCACACGCAACTCTTGCAGCTGCTGGTATTGGTACTGGTACTGTAGCAGTAAACGTGTTTGTTTATGGTTCTGAATTCTTAAAAGGTACTGATACTAATAGTACTGGAGCTAACGAGCCTATTTTCAAAAGCTTTACTAACAAACCAATTATTATGAAAGACAAGTATCACGTAAGTGGTTCTGACACTGCTCAAATTGGTTGGGTTGAAGTAGCTGGAGAATCTGGTGTAGGTGGTTACTTATGGTATCTAAAAGCAGAAGGTGAAACAAGAACTCGTTTTACTGACTACTTAGAGATGACAATGATTGAAGCTGAAAAAGCTGTTGGTTCATCTGGTGCTGAAGGTGCTCTTGCTGCTGGTGCTGGTACTGAAGGTTTACTAGCTGCTATATCTTCAAGAGGTAACGTTGAGACTGGTGGTATTGTTGGTACAAACACTGCTGCTCAAAACTTAGCAACTTTTGATTTAATTCTTAAAGAATTAGATAACCAAGGTGCTATTGAAGAAAACATGTTATTCTTAGGAAGAGGTCACTCTCTACTTATTGATGATATGTTAGCTGGTATGAATTCTTATGGAACTGGTGGTACATCTTATGGTGTATTCGGTAACGAAGAAGACATGGCAATAAACTTAGGTTTCTCTGGTTTCAGACGTGCGTCTTACGATTTCTACAAGACTGATTGGAAATACTTAAACGACAAAGGAACGAGAGGAGGTATATTAGATGCTAACAAGTTAGAAGGTATTTTAGTACCTGCTGGTGTTACTTCTGTATACGACGAAGTTTTAGGAAAGAATCTTAAGAGACCTTTCTTACACGTTCGTTATAGAGCTTCACAAATGGATGACAGACGATTAAAAACATGGACTACTGGTTCTGTTGGAGGAAATATTACTTCTTCAATTGACAAGATGGAAGTTCACTATTTATCTGAAAGATGTCTAATTACTCAAGGTGCAAATAACTTTATGTTATTAAAGTCTTAGTATAACTAATTAAGGAGTCGGGGCTTCGGCCTCGACCCCTTTATTTTATTAATTTTATTATATATTATCATGGCAAAAAATAAAAAAACAAAAGTGGAATCAACTCCACAGGTTGAAGAACCAAAAGTTGAAACAGTGGTTATGGAGGCTCCAAAACCAAAAATAAAAAAAGACCCGTCTTCAGAAGAAGGTTGGGTTATAAAAGATAGATTGTACAAATTAAAAGGAAAAAATAAACCTATTAGTTTTTCTGTACCATCTTCAAATCTACGTTGGTTTGATGAGGAGGCGGGTTATCAAAGATCTATACAATACAGTAAGAATCAAACAACTGTTTTTGTAGAGGACATGAAAGGTGATATACATAGAGAACATATAGTGTTTAGAAATGGTAATTTATTTGTACCTGGAGAAGAGGTTATTTTACAAAAGTTCTTATCTATATATCATCCAAAATTAGATAATCTTTACTATGAAGTAAAACCAGAAGTAGAAGCTGAACAAACTTTAGATTATTTAGAATGGGAATTAGCTGCCTTAAACTTAGCACAACACATGGATATTGACCACGCAGAAGCTATTTTAAGAGTACAAATGGGCTCTGTTGCGTCTAAGATGAGCTCTAAGGAGATCAAACGTGATTTGATACTACTAGCAAGGAGAAATCCTCAACTGTTCGTAGAGCTCGCTAAAGACGATAATGTTATACTTAGAAATTTTGGTATTAAAGCGACGGAAGAAGGTGTTATAACCTTATCTCAAGATCAAAGAACTTTCAGTTGGACAAGTACTGGTAGAAAGCTAATGACAGTTCCGTTTGACGAAAATCCTTATTCAGCTTTAGCCGCTTGGTTCAAAACTGACGAAGGTGTAGATGTTTATAGAACGATTGAAAAACACTTAAAATAAACGTAGAAAGCGGTCGTCTTCGGGCGATCGCTAATCTACTAAAAATATTATGGAAAATAAACCAAAAGGATTTGGAGACACTTTGGCTAATTTTTTAGAAATGTCAGGGGTTAAAATAGTTGTTAATAAAATGCAAAAAGCAACAGGTAGAGAACCTGAAGATTGTGGTTGCAAAGGTAGACAAGAAAAATTAAACAAAATATTTCCTTATAAAAACAAAAAATAATTATGGCGGTACCAGTAGATACAGTATATCAAAGAGTTTTAGCTTTAGCTAATAAAGAGCAAAGAGGTTATATAACACCTCAAGAGTTTAACTTGTTCGCTAATCAAGCTCAAATGTCTATATATGAAAATTATTTCTACGAAAAAGACAAAGCCTTAGCAGATAGTTCCGGTAGGGGTAACAACACAGCTACTGATGCTATTCATATGATTAACGAGAAGCTAAAGTCATTTTACGAAGATTCTGTTTCGGCTGGTAGTGGTATAAACTTAGCCGCCGATCTTTATAGGTTGGAAAACGTATATTTAGCTGTTAGTAATAGCGGTTCTCAATTTTGCCAAGAGATAACAGAAAAAGAATATAGTTTAATGATGGCAACAGGTTCTGATTTGACACCTAATCTTTTAAACCCATTTGTAGATAGGCCAGTTTACAGAAGAGTGTCACACAATGTTATAAATTGTTATTCTAGTTCTAACACAACGGCAGCAACAAGTGGCGTTACGTATTCTTATTATCAGCAACCAACTTTAGTTGTTTGGGGATATTCAGTGGTTAATTTAGAAGCCATGTACAACGCGGGTACTTCAACTAATTTCCAATTACACCCTTCTGAAGAAAGCGTTTTGGTTATAAAGATATTAGAATTAGCTGGTATAACACTAAACAAACCTGGATTAATTCAAGTAGCAAACCAAGAAGAAGCAGAAATTTTACAAACAAAAAACTCATAATAAATGGCATTAATAACACAGACGGGACAACAGTATTACAGCACGGCCTCACCAACGCCGTTTGGTGATTATCAATTTACATCCTTAGATAATATAATAAAGCACTTTATGTTTGTGTATACTGGAGAGGGTAAGCTAATAAACAAGGTTAATAGAACAGACGTTCAGTTTCACGCAATGCGTGCTTTGCAGGAAATGTCCTTTGATACTTTTAAATCTTGTAAAACTCAAGAAATTAGATTACCAGCAAGTTTAACAATGGTTTTACCACAAGACTATGTAAACTATGTAAAGCTTACTTGGTCTGACAACAACGGTGTTGAACATGTTATATATCCGACTTCTAAAACGTCTAACCCTGTACAAGTGCAACAGGATGCGGCAGGTACTTATCAGTATGATGGTACAGCGCTAGACACTGATAATACATCAACAACTAACGCTAATTATGTGTCTAACACACCTAGTGAAAACCAAGATTATGATGACGATGAATATTGGAGTATAACTGGTAATAGATATGGTATTGATCCTCAACACTCCCAAACTAATGGTTCATTTTTTATAGATTGTGCCACTGGTAAAATACATTTTAGCTCTAACTTAGCTGGACAAACTGTAATATTAGAATATATAAGCGATAGTTTAGGAACAGATGCTGAAATGAAAGTTCATAAGTTTGCTGAAGAAGCAATGTACAAGTGGATTATGTATGGTATATTATCTTTAAAATCTGATATACCAGAATATGTTGTACAGAGATACAAAAAAGAAAGATTTGCCGAAACAAGAAAAGCAAAACTAAGATTATCAAATATTAAAATAGAAGAAATTACTCAAATACTTAGAGGAAAATCTAAGTGGATAAAACACTAGTATATGGCTGAGATTAATCATCAGTTCACCGCGGGGAGAATGAACAAAGATCTCGACGAGAGATTAGTTCCTAACGGTGAATATAGAGACGCATTAAATGTAGAAGTTTCTACTTCAGAAGGATCTGCGGTTGGTACCGTACAGACGCTCTGGGGTAATAAAATCGTAGCCTCAGGCACAGCGAACGAAAGTTTAAAATGTATAGGTTCTATAGTTTGGGAAAAGGAAAATAAAGTTATTTGGTTTGCTACTTCATTAGAAGGATCTAGCACTCAAGTAGATTTTATTTATGAGTATGATGTAGATTTAGATACTGTAGCTGTTGTTTTTCAAGAGTACCACTCGGTTACTACAAAAATAAACGGGGCTTTAAACAACAATGTGTTTATGCCTGTTGCCGCTGGCCAAGCTAGTTCAGTTTTACTAGGTATTCAACCAGGAATGACATTTACCGCTCATGATCCAGCGACGGGTAATGTGCTAGGTCCATTTGAAGTGCAAGGCGCTAGTTATGGTAACGTATCTGGTTGGATGGTTCAACTGACCTCTCCAGCTACTATACCTGACCATTGTACTTTAAAGTTTTCAGTTGGAGGAGGTAGAACACTAGGATTTGACCCTAACTATCTTATCACTGGTGTAAATATATTAGAGGATTTACTACTGTGGACAGACAACAATACAGAGCCTAAAAAAATAAATATTACAAGATGTAAATACGGTAGTTTAAATGCTAACCTTGTTAATGGTTGTACTAGTTTGTGGGTAATGGGAGCGAATAAAGGTAGGATGCTTGAAGAACACGTAACCGTTGCTAAGAAGTTCCCTATAACACCACCTGTTTTAACAATGCAAACAACTGAACGTGGGTTTGGTAATTATGGAGGGGCGGAAACAGAGGCAATAATTAATTATAATTTTACCTACGCGGCCGGGCCAGATATAGGGGAACCGCTTACAGCTGGTGTTGAAAGTGATGGTGTAAATGTTTTACACATAATCTTATCAGGTACAACACCTTCTTGGCAACCTGGAGACACGTTAGAACTTAATTACCAAAACAGTGCTAGCGATTTTTCAGAGTCGGTTGTGGCTAGAATACAAATAGTAAATATGACAACCTTTACATCAGGTTCAATAATACAATTTGAAATCCTATCAATAAGTAGCGGTATAGTAACGGTTGATGAGACTGGAAATCCAGCTTCATTTGAAGCAAAACTAGAACAAAAAACCCCTTTGTTTGAATTTAAATTTCCAAGGTTTGCTTACAGGTGGAAGTATGAAGATGGGGAATACTCCGCTTACTCTCCTTTTTCGGAGGTAGCTTTTTTACCTGGTGAATTTGATTATTTTCCAAAAAAAGGTTACAATCTAGGTATGTCAAACCAAATAAGGTTTTTAGTTGTTTCCAAGTTCTTACCTAACCCAACTCACGAGGATTCAAGCTTAATGAAGCACAAAACACCTTTAGACGTAGTTGAGGTTGATGTGCTTTACAAAGAATCAAATTCCACAAACGTATATACAGTAAAAACAATTAAAGGGCCAGAGGTAGCCAATACTACATTAGGCACGCAGAACTCCCCAGCTGATATTGGTTGGGATGGAAAAATAAAATATACTGATCCATCTGTAGGTGCTCCTGTTGACAAGTATTTTCCTTCTGGATTAACCTCTCAGTATCCTTCAGAAGCAGACAAAGCGCTATTTGAAAAACACCCAGAGGGTTCTTTAAAAATAGAATCCGAACTTATACACGCGGCTGTACCAGCTAACCAACTACTAAGACCTTACGATAACGTTCCAAGAAAAGCTTTAGCCCAAGAAGTTTCTGGCAATAGACTAATATATGGTAATTACTTGCAGCAATATGACTTAAAAAGCGCAAATGGAAAAACTATATCTCCTAAATTTATGATTCGTTTGAGTCCACGTAAAAATAGATACGGTCTTTTTGGTGGTGATCAACCACTAAACTATGATCCAGATTTCGACACAACTGGAAGTTCAACTGGAGTTTTAAGCCCTTCACCTTGGCAAACAATAAGTGGCGTTGCTGCTAAACCTGAAAAATCTATAAAGTCAATAAGGAAATACCAAATAGGAGTTGTATATATGGATGAGTTTGGTAGACAAACACCCGTTTTAACAGACGAGAGCGGTACTATACAAGTAGAAAAATCAGAGGCAACTAGTTATAACTTTTTAAACGTTAGGTTAGATGACGGTACTTTCCAAAGTCCAAGTTATCCATCAGCTCCACACTGGGCAACTCACTATAAATATTTTATAAAAGAAACTTCTAACGAGTATTATAATTTAGCTATGGATCGTTTTTATGACGCTGAAGATGGTAACGTTTGGCTTTCTTTTCCTTCATCAGAAAGAAACAAGGTAGATGAGGAGACTTATATAATACTTAAAAAACAACATGACAACGATACCGCTGTTAAAGCTGATGCTAGGTATAAGATTTTAGCAATAAACAATGAGGCACCTACATTCGTAAAAACACAACAAAGATCAATGGGTTCTGTTATTTGTGACTTTGGAGTTGACGGTGAGCCAAAAGAGGGCGCTAGAACTGTAGATATACCAAAAACTCTTTGGGAAGATAATTACGGTGACAACTTCGGGCAAGGTGATGATCCAGATGTTTTAGTATTTAGAGTCAAACTTGATGAGCACGCCTCTAGATGGTATACTGTTGCTGGTAAAAATATGGTAAATAACCATATGAGACTATCTGCTACTAAACCATTTAGCTTTGACATGCATTTCACCACGGTGGATCCAAGTGCAAATCCTTTAGAATACAAACCTAACTTAAAAATAGAATTAGCTAGACAAGTTATAGCTCAATTACCAGAATTTGAAGGTAGGTTTTTTGTTAAAATACATAGAGATATAACTTTAGAACAAAACATATTGGTAGGCCAAGGAGAACCTACTTATTTCACTCTACAAAGTCAAGAATTACAAAGAATAAAAGCAAGGCACGCGGGTAAATCTGGTCATAAAGAGACGTGGTACAATTCAGACAGCACGGCTGACAGAAGAGGTTTTTTCTTAGACGAATCGTCTGTCATGGGAGCTTCTTTTCTTTCAAGCCCTGAAAATGGCCAAGCTCTTGGTGTTACCGGGTCAGGTACTATTGGTTGGAGTTCAACAGGTACGGCTAACACTGATCCTTATGATGGTGTTGGTGTTGATGGTAACCCTCCTAATAGCTCGGGTAGATTTAGTAACTCTTATATAACAAGTGGTTCGGGTTCTGGATTTGGATCTAGCAACGGCGCATCAAATGGTGTTAGCGGTAGTTCAAACTGGGCTAAATTATCCGGTTTACATCCTATTGGTATAGGTTTATTTGATTCTGGGTTGCATGGTCAAAACTCTTCAGATGTAGTCGCTGATTCAATGATGATTAGTTATAGTCATTTATGTGACGATGATACAGATAGAGACCCGGCTCGAGATCACAAAACTAACGACGCGGAAAAAGCTTTTTGGAAACACATAACAAGAACTGGTACAAGATTTAGATGGCAGGGCGACACAAATGTTTACGAAATAGAGGGTTCTCCAGACGGTAGTGCAAATGTAAAACAAGCTAAGCTAGAAAACTACGATAATGATAAGTACCCAGGTGATGATTATTATGATTGTGGTAACCACAGAAGAAGAGCTTACATTAGATTTTCACCACCTATACCAACAGTTAACGGTACACCGGGTGAGTTACCTGGCGGTGTTCAGCAAATATTAACTAATTACGATCCTAGGCACATGCTTGTTCTTGGCGATGGTAACCACTGGAACAATTGTAATAACTGTGAAAGAAGGCAAAGTGGTGAAAAAAGAACTATTGAAATTGTTGATGTAGAATATGCTGAAGATTCTGACTTTACGAGTGATAATCCAGCTATATGGGAAACAGAGCCCAAAGAAGATGTTGGTTTAGATTTATATTACGAAGCTAGTCCAGCATACCCTATTGGGGACAATTACTATTATCATGGTAGTTGGAATCCACTAGATTGGTATAACTGTTATTCTTTTGCTAACGGCGTGGAGTCAAATAGAATTAGAGATGATTACAACACACCTTTAATAGATAAAGGACCTAAAGTGTCTATGCCTCTAGCTGAACAATATATGGAAGAAAGAAAGTGGAGTGGCCTTATATTCTCCGGTATATTTAATAGCTCTAGTGGTGTTAATAGATTAAATCAATTTATACAAGCGGAAGCTATAACAAAAGATTTACAACCAGCTTATGGTAGTATACAAAAATTACATTCAAGATCTACTGCTGATGGAGATTTAATAGCTTTGTGTGAAGATAAAATATTAAAAATATTAGCTAATAAGGACGCGTTATATAATGCTGACGGAAACAGTAATGTTACAGCTAATAACAATGTTTTAGGTCAAGCTATACCTTACGCAGGGGAGTTTGGGATATCTAGAAATCCTGAGTCATTCGCATTTGATTCTTATAGATCTTATTTCTCAGACAAAGATAGAGGGGCTATAATGAGATTGTCAGCTGATGGCTTAACACCTATATCTGAAGCTGGAATGAGAGATTATTTTCACGATAGACTCAAAGGTAATATAAATTCTATAATTGGTAGTTGGGACGAACGTAAGGGTATGTACCATATCAGTATAGACAATGTTCCTGCTGATAATAGTGAATCAACTTATATACCACCGTCGACTACTTGGAACCACGTAAGAGGTAAAGTTGGTAATGGTGGTAGAGGTATTCAATTCAATAAGGGTACTATTAACCCTGCTGTTGGAGGTGATAATAACTTTTCTTGGTGGGAAGAAAATATAGCATTAGATAGTGGTGACGTTGGTTTTTATGGTTCAACTGGAGCCGCTGTAGGTCAAGCGCACCTAGTAAAAAACATTACTATGTCTATAACTGATGTATATGGGCAAAACATAATAAACAACGGCGTAAACCTTGTTGATACTTCGCTGGTGGGAAATCTAGGATATGCATTATATGATAGTGTTTCTGTTGATCTTTATATTGAAGTGACAGATTTTAATGATCCAACAGCGGGTAGAGCTGTTTTTAAGTCCGTTGCACCTTATTATCAAAGATTTGACTGCTCGTCAGGTACATGTGTTGACAGTATTCCTGCGCTCTTAGGACACGTTCCACATACATATTTGTCAAACAATGGTACAGATACTTTTGGTGATACAATATATCACGCGTTCTACACAGTAGGAACCGTTCAACATGTTTCTGGAAATCTTGATGTAGACGCTCATGAAGTTGTATTAAAACTATGGTACGCTCCTAAAGAAACACCTGTTCTACCAAAAACAGTTAGTTATAGTGAAAACGTAGGTGGTTGGGTTAGTTTAAAGTCTTGGATGCAAGAAGCGGGTGTTTCAACAAATAATAAATTCTTTACTTTTAAAGGTGGTAGCATGTACGAGCACTACGTTGGGAGTAAAATCGCCACTTATTACCCTGGTTCTTCAAACGAAATATATGATGAACCTAGCGTAACGGTTCTACTAAACGATTCGCCTGGGTCGGTTAAAACGTTTAACACGTTAAACTATGAAGGTTCGGAAAATTATTTTACTACACAAGCTTTTAACGTTGATGGGGAGTATTATAATATAACAGGGCAAAATGGTTGGTACACTGGTGAGATTACAACTAATTTAGAAACAGGATTAATAAATGAATTTAAAGAAAAAGAAGGTAAATACTTTAACTATATAAAAGGAAAAGATTATGGAACTTCAATTACTGATTTAGATGTGCAACAATTTAACACACAAGGAATAGATATACCAACTGATGTTAGCGGTGGCGCTACTGGTAACTCAATTATAGTTATTGAGGATTTAGGTGATTTAGATTAAAAATAAAATAAATGGCAAATAATTACGATGTTTTAAGTGCAATTGGTGTTGATGCGGCTGGAGCCACGTTAACTGCTAATGATTTTGGTGGTCTCACCGGTGGGTACGGCCAAAATATGCATATGTTGATAATACCCCATCAAGGTTGGACTATCTCAGCCGCGGATTTTACTATAGGAGGTTCAACGCCTTCTGCTAGCACCGCGTACGCCGCTACCGGCGGAGTGGAAAGAACTTTTACACATGGAAGCGGAGGTTGTGTTTTACCAAACACTTACTTAACTGCGTTAAAAATGCGTGATACAGCTGCTCCCCACACCTCTGCCAATATGATAGCTATCCAATTTGTAACCTTGACTGGTACTTTTCCTACGTCTAACACGACAATACAAATAGATATTGATGGTTCCACACAATGCGTAACACATGGTTACTCTTTTAACGAGGATATACCTTCGTATTGGCCAACTGACGCAAATAGTTTCAGCGGGACAAATGTTCTTTTTTGGTCTGAAATTGTACTTAATACAGGTTGTACTACATGCGTGGTTGGGCAACCAACAACAATTGGTAGTGTAACTAGAAGACTAATGAGTGGTAAGTGTTGTGCTAACTCTTCTTATCTTCATTATTCTAGAACTTTTACTTGTAGAAATGGTTTTTATTTTCATAATTTTCCAAACCCATTTTTATCAGTTATTAATTCAAATTCGTATATTATTAACGAAGTTGTTTTGGTTTCAGACGACACCACCGGTTTACCAACGTCAATTAGATTTGATATAGAGTACATATGCGGTACGCATTCGATAAATCCTGATAAGACAGACAGTATAATTTGGAGAACACCTGAGTGTGGTACTTTACCGTCCCCAGTGATGCCTAGAATAATGAACAACTCATGGACAAATATTATGGCACAAGACATTCGATTAGGTACAGCTGTAATACAAGGTGGCGCAACGGTTGGTTTAAAAATCACAAGCTCTCTTTCCGCTGATTATGATGTTGTTTTAACTCAACTTGACAGCGCGACAACATATGATTTTAATACAGGCTATTTTACAACAAAAAGAACAACTTTAAAACAAGCGCCAGAAAGTCTTTTACAAAGGTTCTCTAGGTTTGGTATTGAAGAATGGCAACGTGACATAGTGATACCTAACGCCTCAAGTGTTCCAATGTATTACCAAGCATCAATAGAACCATCGCCTGGGACTATAAACGACGAAGCGCTTAGATTGCCGATCCTAACAGTTATGGGTAGAAATACGGTAAAACTAAATGATATTGTTATATACAACGGTATATCTAACAACTTTACAACTACCCTTAGTTCTGACGTTTCTCTTGCTACTGATAGATTGCTTTCACCATGTTTTGATCAAGACCTACAAGATTTAACAAATAATCCTATAACCGCTTTTACTAATACTTTAACAATGGTACCTATAGCAGGAACAACAGCTGGTGGTACAACAGGTAGCACTATTGTTGTTGCTGATACTAGTTCGATAAGTTTTGGTGCTGAAATTGCTGGAGGAGGCGTAAACGCTAATACCACGGTACTTAGTATAACAAACAGCACAACCCTGGTATGTAATCAAGCTCATGGGCTTGGTGTTGGTGCTAGTATAACTTTTGCTAACCAACTAGGTATCAAAAGACAACCAGTATCAACAGACTGGACATCTGAACACAAGTTTGTGTGTAACGTTTTAGCTAGAATTGGTTCTCCCTCGTCTAGTACGTGTCAACTATTAGTAGATTTAAGTAGCGCGGACAGAACGAGGTTAAACGCTTTAATAGTAACACCACATGCAGCTTCTTATGTTGGTATTTTTGGCGTGAATATTATACCTTTAACCTATCTTGTTGGGGCGCCGGTTGCCGCTGATGAAAACACTATAATAACTATAGCAAACACCGTGCAAAATGGTATAAACACTTCGCTACCAGATATACAACCTGGTCATGAGTTAGTGCTAAGCACTATGAATGGTGGTAGTGTGAATTTCACAGGTGGACACACTTTAACAAACACTACCGCGAATGTATTATCTACAAGCGTACAATACACAACATCCGCACAAGTTTTTAAAACACCATGTTATTCCAGTGATACCGTATCGCATGTTTCTACATTAGATATATCAGAGTGTGTAGGTCCTTATAGAAAACCAACAAAAGCAGCTATAGCTAGAGATGTCGCTGTAGGTGCTTCTATAGAAATAAATCCTTTTGAAGATTACCCTTCTAATGGTTATTTAGATGGTGATAATTTTATTTTTGGTGGCATAAACAACGCGACTATAGCAGTAACAGGTACCTCGGGTAGTGGTACAGCTACTGTTGAGAACAATATAATAAAATTCCGTAATCCAACTACAAAACCAGGAGTAACGCCTGCGGCTGTAACAATAACATACACCATGACAGACGCTTATGGTAATGCTACAACAGGTTTAACAGCTGTAATAACTTATATAAACGTTTAATTATGCCAACATTAACTTTAACTTTTGAAAATCCAATACAAGACTCAGTGCAAGTAGGTGATGAAATTTTCTTTACACCAGTTGCTACTGTAGGTGGTGCAAGCGTAGGTGGTGAGGTAGTCTCTATTGGTCCTTGTGCTAGTATTAATGCTGCTAGGTTAGTAATGACCGTGACATATCCAACTGGTGGTCCCACGCCGGGCACGAGCCCTTATGGCTCTGCCATTAGTAGTTACTTTATATTATTTAGTAAACACAAAAATGTAAACCCAAGTGGTTTAATAGGTTACTACGCTGAGGCCACAATGAAAAACAACGAGCTAGACAAAGTATCAGAGTTATTTAGCGTTGGCGCCGATATCTTTGAAAGTAGTAAATAATGCAAAAAAAGTGTGATTATTATACTATATTAAATAATATAAATGTCTAAAAACAAACTAGTATCAAGAAAAGGTATACTAGAACTTGAAAAAGTTCTAATAGATAATACAGATGGAAAAAACATTATAAGCAACAAGGGGGAGAGTATAGTTAGGTCTGAAGTTTTTCCATTAAAGCATTCTTTTGCTGACGGTATATACGTTAGACAAATGAGTATGAAAAAAGAATCAGCTGTAATTGGAGCAATACATAACCACTTACATGTTTGGTTTTTATTAACTGGTAATATAACTGTTACTACAGAAAATGCACAAGAAGATTTTATAGCGCCGTGTTACGTTGTTTCAACGCCTGGTGTTAAAAGAGTTATTTTTGCTAATGAGGATAGTATATTTGTAAATATACATAAAAACCCTAGCAATACACAGGATTTAGACAAACTAGAAGCAGAAATTGTTTCAAAAAATTATGAAGAATATGAAAAATATATTAACAAAAACAAATAGCTTATGTCGTTCGTATTAGTAGGAGTAGGTGTAGCCAGTGGGGCTGCAAAAATAGGTATGGCACTTTCTGGTGGTCGAGCTCGTAGAAGAGAGCAAAAGGCAGCAGCTAGAGAACTAGCAAAAAGAAAGGCTACGTATGAGAACTTAGATACTAGTAACCCATATCTTAATATGGAGAATACTATGGAAGATCTAACCGTTAACACGCAGCAAGCTGATTTCATGGCTCAACAAAACCAACAAAATCAAGCAAACATTATGCAGAGTATGCAAGGCGCTGCTGGTGGTTCTGGTATTGCTGGTTTAGCACAAGCTATGGCTAATCAAGGCGCTCAACAAGCTCAAGCGGCTTCAGCTTCTATTGGTCAACAAGAATCTGCCAACCAAATGAAAGAAGCTCAAATGGCTGGTAATATACAGATGATGGAAAGAAAAGGAGAGGTATATTCTAGAGCGCAAGAAAAAGATAAAGCAGAAACACTATTAGGAATGGCTCAGCAAAGAAAAGGAGCTGCTGATGCGGCTAGACAAAGAGCAAGAGCCGCTGTTTCGTCAGGTATAGGTTCTATTGGTGGCGCTTTGGCTGGCGGTTTAACAAAAGGAATTCAAGGAGGAGCTGGTGGGCAAACAGGTTCTTTTATGGGTAATTTGAAAGCAGGTACAATCTGGGAATAATAAAAATATAACATGGCTAGAAGAATATTATTTACAAGCAAGAAAAAACAGGAGAAAAAATCTCCTTTAGAAATTAACGAGACGTTAGTGAAAGGCGCAGCGTGGTCTAACTATCAAACGGGAGGCGAGACCAGTTTAAGTGCTGGTGATTGGGATGTCAATGCTTTTGATAAGGCTTTTAATTCGTCTTTCGATCGTGTTAGAAGTAGGTTAAACAAGAAAGATGCTACAACACAAGGTGGTAAACCTGGTGGAACCACGAACAATTATTATGGAGATGTTAATACAGAAAACACAGACAACTCTACGACTATAAATACTGATAATTCTACCAATACTCAAAATATTGAAAACCAACAAAACGTAGGTGGTGATTACGCTGAAGGCGATATAAATAAAGACATAGACAACAGTCAAACAGACAATAGTCAAACGGACAACAGTCAAGTAGACAATAGCATAAATAGCGAAGGTGGTGACATAGAAACCGGTGATGGTGATTTAAACAAAACAACTAACCAAAATACAAACGAAGTAGTTGAAGACGATGAACCCGACGTAGTAGAGCCTGATGTAGTCGAGCCCGACGTAGTAGAACCTGACGTAGTAGAACCTGACGTAGTAGAACCTGATGTAGTTGAGCCTGATGTCGTAGAACCTGATGTCGTAGATCCCAACGTAAACAAAGTTGATAATAAAAAAAGTAACACCAACCAAGAAAATATTGTTAATAATAAAACCACAGACGTTAACAACACTAACACCGTAACAAATGTTTCTGCTGGCGTTTTAAATCCTGATTATCCAGAATTTAAATACCAAGGTCCTGAGGTGAAATTTGGAGATGGTGTTGATATAAAGGGAAAACCACTACAATCTGTTGATGAGTTATTGCCAACAGACAAAAGCGGTAATCCTAGTAGTTTTACCGTTAAAGATGTTGGAAAGAATGATAAAGGTGAAAAAATATACAAAATAAAAAGCAAAGGAAAAACATTTAAAATAACCGAGCAACAATATAACGAGAGTATAGGTCCACATGTGAAGTCTGTTTACAAAGATGGAAAAAGGCATTTTTATAGAAATGACGTCTCATCTCCTCAGGAAAGTAGATGGGCAGCAAGAAATAGAGATAAGTACAATAGGTCTGGTGATAATCCTAAAACAACATATGGTGGTAGTAAAGTGGTTAGAAGTGGTTTTTTAGGCTCTCAAAGAAACAAAGAAGGTTATCAGTATTCTAATTACAACTATACTAATCCAGGTGGTTATGGCCAAGAAAGTCCTGGTAAGTATATTTCACCTGTTAAATATAGTAATAAAGAATCAGCACTTCAATATAGGCTTGGTAGAAAAAGCAAGTTAAACCCAGGTCCTTTTAAGTACATAGAGCAGAATCTACCCGCGGATCCTAACGAAGAGGTGGTAACACAAAATCTACCCGCAGATAACAATGAAGAAGTACCAACCCAAGATCTCAATATACCTAGGTCAAACATATGGGACGTTATGAGTGTTTTAACACCCGATAAGGTTGATAAAATGACAGACGAATATATAAGTAACTTAAGCTTATTTGGCGATGAAAAGTCAGTTGAAACCCTAGGTTCAGATGCTAAAATGGAGATAGGTAGGTTTATGAATGAACAAAAAGAAATAATAAATCAAATGTCCCAACAAGGAGATCCTGCTAGTAAAAACCAAATAGAAACGACAATGATGGACTTAAAAAAGGTCGCTTCTAAATTTAATGTTATAGCTGAAAACAAAGCTTTATGGATTGAGGCAAAAACAGATAATAACCTATCAAAAGGTTCTAAAATAGATAACATGTTTATGGCTGATTTGGTTTATTCAGAAAGTCCCTTAGTTAAAATGGCTATAATGGGAGGTGGTAAACCTGAGATATTTTTCAAAGTAGACGGTGTAGATGAAATATATAATTCTTCTCAGTTAACAGATAATGTTTTTCAAACAGATCTAGAAAGCATGACCCTATATGGCACAGCGGTAAACCAACTAAGGCAATCCGCTAAAGCAGGTGAAGCCTATAGCGAGGGTAATGTAGATGCTTTAGTATCGCAAATGGCTAAAGACAAGGAAGCACAACTATCTTTTCTTTGGGATGGTGAAGACCACTTAGGGATAGATATAGCTGGTCATTTAGCTGAAATGTATGGTAGTGAAACTATAAGCGCTTTACATCCTAACCACAGTGAGTTTAGCGAGGCTTATTTAGAAGATGTTGTTAAAATAGCTTTAAAAAGTTATTTAAAAAGAGAATTTAATAATTCTAAGCCAAAGCCAAAACTTAACGCTAAGGAACTAGTCGCGAAGTATACACGAGGAACACTTATCAGTGGTGCGGCGGAAGATAAAAGTTTGACTTCAAAAAGTCGTGAATTAATAGAAAAATACAGTTAATATGTCTACACCAAACAATAGTCAGGAGTTAGAAAATATTATCAATCAGATTATAGAGAACGAACCAAACGTTACTGAGTCTGATATTGAACAAGTTGTAAATACTTACAACTCACCTGACTCTGCTTATAGAACCAAAGAAGATGAGTTGCCTGATTTTGGTAAATTTGGTAGTCCACAAGGAAAAGATGATACCGAACCACGTGAATTACCAGAGGTTACAGTTAAGCCTGACGATGATTTTACTGATAAGTTTATTAAATTTAAAGAAAAATTTGATAAAAAATTTAATCTAAATCAAGAAGAGGAAAAAGAGGAGGAGACTGAAGAATATAGCGAATTAACATACGAAGGCACTGTTATAGGTGGCGATTATGAAGAAGGTAAAAAAATAGACCTATCTAACGTAGTAGACGACCCACCTAAAAATGTAAAACCGAAGAAAAAAGACGGTGAAATAGTAGATGACATGTGGGTTGATGATGCTGGTAATGAAATAAACTTCGTGTTAAAAGAAATACCTATCATAGAAGACAAAAAAGTAGCGCCTAACGAAGATGATGTTATAGGAGACGACGTTGTTGAAGACATAAAGTTTGAAAACCAAATGGACGCTATTAGAAACCAGTATGAAGGAACCGAACTAGAAGGCTTTGTTTATGATCCATCTGGCCCTTCTTTAGATAAACAAAAAAGAGATTTTGTAAAGAATAAAAAAGCTGATCCTAAAGGCACGGTTGATATAATGCCTTACAGAACTGATCCGGATCCAGACTCTGATACGGCTCCTGTTTTAATATCTAAAATATTTAAGGGACTCACAAAGAAAGAAACGTGGAAAAAACTATATGATATACAGTCGGACTTAAAAAGTAATTGGGATAATAATTATTTTAACTGGATGTACAACGCGTTTGTTATACAGCCTAAAGTAATGTTTAATGATTACATTGGCGATAACAGTACTTTAGCCGATAGATTAATCGGTGGTTATGATGGTGGGGATGCTGGTTGGCTAGACACAAATGGCGTTTTATACACTAAAGAACAAGTTATAGAAAAGTATAATTTTGCTACCACAACAAACCAAGACCAATGGGCTAAACAACTCCTTGAAGACGGTTGGAAACATGTTTACTTAAATAATCCAGAAGTACAAGTTGGTGATTACTACACTGCTGAATTAGCTCGAAATATAGAAATGCTAATGGCTAATAAGAAGCTTTTAAAAGAAATGGATGTTCACATGGTTAAGGGTTTCAAAGAGGGAGATGCCGTTAAGTTTTTTGGAGGAGGTCTACTGGCCGTGAATAGTATGATGGAAACCCTTGTTCCTGCGTTTTTGTCTAGAGGTTGGTCTTTAGCGCCTCAAATATGGGCGCCTATGGTTACTGATTATAATTTAGAATTAGCTAAAAGATACTATCCAGAACTAAGCGAGGAAGATGCTATGACGAAATTATACGAAGAAGAAAAACACGAGTTGTTTACACCTAGTGTTTTAGCAGCTGCTGCTTTTGTGATGGAAAGAATTGGTTTTAAAAGTATAAAAAAAGCACTACTAGGCGACGCTGGTAAGAGTAAGTTTATAGCAACTATATTTACAACGGGTTCTACAGAGGGTATAACGGAGTTTGGTCAGTTTGGTACTGAGATTATAAACAGAGCTCTAGCGCAGGGATATTCAATGGACGAGGCGTTAGAAATGGCGTTTGATCAGATGTTTTCTGAAGAAGGTTTAGAAAGGTTTTTAATGGGGTTTGTTGGTGGTGGTTTTATATCTGGAGGAGGTCAAGCTATTAAAAGCGTAATGTGGAGAGATAAAAGCGTTATAAAAACAGTGCAAGATAATCTTTCAAAACAACAATCTGCCCACGAAGCAATGTTAAAAGCTAAAACTCAAAACGCAAAAGACGCATATTATAATAAAATAAAAAGTTTACAAGATGAGTTGGTAAAGTTTTTAAAAAAGGAAGCTAGTAAATTTGATTACTTAACCCAGTTAGAAGTAGCGCAAATGCTACAGCTTAAAGAGGAGTATGATAATATTGCTAGAGAAAGAAAAGATATTAAAGATAATTATTTAAAATATGATCCAACAAACCCAGAAGGATTAGAGCTTTTAAAATATTATGACGAGCAATTAGATAATATAAATAATCTAATGGTTCAAATTAAGAATAAAGCTAATGAGAGACTGATTAATGAGGGTATAAAAAAGGGTGAAGAGTGGACAGCTGAAGGTACTTTCCAAATATTTAATACTGTAGCTGAATTAGAACAGCATTTAATAGACGAAGGTTTTACAAAAGCTGAAATAGCTGAGTACCTGACAAAAGATGGTTGGTACAATCCTAATACTAAAAAAATATATATAAACAAAGAAGTAGCTATAGAAGAAGGAGCTGTAACAGTGGCGCAACACGAGGTAGTACATTATATATTCGGCGCGTCGCTAAGAGATGGTACTGGTAATATAACTACAGAAGGTGTAAAAACAGTTATTGGTTTTCTAAAATTATTATCTAAAAAAGACCTTGCACTTATAACACAAAGAGTTAACGCTAGCTACGACACTGGAACTAAGATAAATAAAGAAGGTCAGAAGGTGTGGAATGATCCAAATCACGTCGAAGAATACCTAACTGCTTATGTAGATATGGTACTTAAAAAAGAAATAAAACCAACTAAAACGTTTTTAAGGGCGGTTGGTAAAGACGTTGAAAACAAACTTAGAGAAAACGGTTACGAGAATATAGAGTTTAACAACCCTAACGATATATTAAGCTGGTTAAACGCTTACGTTAGAGATATTCAAAGTAATAAATCACCTGTAAATAGAGTTAAGGCAAACGTAACTGGTCCGACAATGTTTTCTTCATCTGTTGATTTAAAACCAAAAATTGATGCTTTAGGTAAAATGACTAAAGAGGAGTGGGATAGCACAGGTGCTGATGAAGCTATAGTACAGATTTTTGGAGAATTAGACGGTTTGATTAAGTCAAAAATACCATATGAAAAGCCGCCTGGTTTTTCTGAAGAAGACTTTATACAATCTACTTACGCGGAGCTCATAACCCACATTAGAAACTTTAACCCAGAGGTTAACGATAGTCTTTTTGGTTGGATAAACTCTCAAATTGGGAATAAAGCTAAAAATGTATTTAAAAAAGACGATGCTGGTACTAAAGAACGTTTTGATGTAAGTATAGAAGACGAAAGTTCTTTTGTTAATGATATAGAATCTCAAGAGTTTGTAGATATAGACGCTGTTATCACGAATGACATAACATATAGTCAATTATTGGATATATTAGGTATAAAAAGAGAAATAGTAGACCCAGCAACAGGTGAGGTTACTCAAAAAGGAGATCCGCTTTACTATTTTATAAAAGAAGGCGTGGTGAGAGTTATGGGTTTGACATTGGAAAAAGTTCTCACAAACTACCGAGCCGACAACATACTAGATAAAAAATTCACTACAAAACTTAAAAAATACTGGAAAGATAGGTTATTTAATAAGCTAAAGAAAATGATGGGCACGCCTGGTTCTGTAGAGTATCAAGATTTTATCAAAAAAAATGGAAAGCTTTTATACAATCTCTTTCCACAAGAAGTATTTAATAAGAGTTTCCCTGGTTTTTACGAGTTAGTTGAAGAAAACATAAACCCAACAAGGGTTAAAGAGCTTATAGCTGAAGGAAAACTTCCAAAAGATACTAATATAAATTCTGGACCAAGTCTTTACAGGAAAAAACCTTATTCGGAGGTTGAGCAAGAGTGGATAGATAATTTCTTAAATCCACCAGAAGGACAAGGTAGACCAGCTTCAAAGCAAGATTCTCTTATTGATTTAATGGCGTGGTATTTAGGTTTCGATGCTACCATGGAAGTTATTAATAGCGAGGAGTTTTTAAGTAAGCACGACATTACAGACGCTACTATAGCTACTATTGGTATGAAAATAGATAGAGGTGCTAATGTTATGTTCTCTAACTCTAAAGGCGAGGTATTTTTCATGAACAGTGAAACAATGCCTGAGGGTTGGCAACAAGATGCCGGTAAAGTAGCTAGATATATAGAAGACAACATTGGTTTTGATTTAGTATCACCGGAAGACTTAAGCTTTATATTAGAAACAGAGTTTCCAAAAGTACCCAAGGAAGTAAGAGAGCTAATGGTTTTAATGGCTGATACAGAGGCCATAAGAAACATGGATAGTAAAAGATTTAAACAAATTATATTTGCTAACCCAAATATTAGTAAGGAAGTAAAAGAAGAATACAAAAATCAAGGTACAGTTCGTTATAGCGATAAAGCACAACAGGAGATAGCTGACGCCGCTGAAATTT